ATCTACTAAGAATGCACTTGTATCTGTGCCGTATGTAAATGTTGTTGATTCAATAGCCGACTTATATGTTGTTTTTACAGATGTACTATGTAGTATATCATCTACAGCTAATGTATTATTAAAGTCAATTACATATGAGCTTTTTATTGTTGCTGGTGGAGTAAGTTTCTTTTTAACTCTTACTTCAAACTCAGTAGACTGAATTGATGTGTCAGCTGCATCAACTGCATTTAATGCTTTTGAATTCCTATATGTAACACCAAACCCATTTATATTATTATTAGCATATAATAGTAACGCATTAGTTGCTTTTGCTGCAATAGCACTTGTTGATTGTGTTGTTGTTGTAATATTATAATATGTTTTACCGGTTATTTCAACAAATAAGAACTCAGGTATATTAACAACAACGTCAATACCTACCGGTGTTTTATCTTTAAAAAATCCTGCTATTGATGATTTTAAAGATTCAGGAACACCGTCAGCATCAGCTAGATCAACAGCTAAGATAACTTTACCATAGCGAGGTGGTGTAAGTTGCTCGCCGCCAAATGCTAGCACGTTTTGAACTTGAGGATATTCTTTTTGTAATAGAATTTTATAATCGTTGGCTGTAACAGCTCTTTCTTGCACCTGGAAGGCACGCGGCGCATTGAACTTGATATCATTAATTGATTCCATTTCTTGTCCGCCGATACTATTTGTGACAGTCGTAACAGCAATATTGCTATGACCATCTATTGATCCACTATTAACAAAAACTTTACCATTATTTCCAGCTTCACCTGTAGATACTCTATATGAGATCTCAACTAGATTGCCCTGGACAGGCTTTTTACCAAATACACCATCACCGAAAGTGATATTAAATTTATCACCTTGTGTTGGTTCTAAGAAATATGAATTAGATGAGCTTCCAAGACCAAATAATGTATCAGCTCTTGTCCATACAGAATTAGCAGCTGAACTGCTTGACTCTTTTATTTTAACAACTAAATGTCTCGTATCTACTTCTTTATTAGATATTGTTACTACAAAATTATTAACGGATGTAACTGCAAATACTTCATCAACAACCTTACCTTCAAATACATCTACATTAGATGCTACGTACTGTGTATTATTTAAATTATCTACTGAAGGCTTAATAACTAAACTATCTTCAGTAGTAAATGTTTTTGAGACACCATTAATAGACGTAGTGAACGGTGTGTACTTTGGTACAGTAATAAGACTTACTCTCTGAGACGGGTATACTTGCAGATTAATAACAGCTTTTGAAGAATGAAATGATCTAGGAGTATAGTTAAGCTCTTTAATATGTGATACGATACTGTCTCTATTTTGAGCTGTATCTAAAAACATTTCATTAGCTACCATATTAAGATAAAAGTTATTTAAATATGTATTATATGATAGAACATCAAGAACTGTATTAATATTAGAACCAGTATAATCATAATCTTTGATATTACTCTGTGCTTGAAGAAAAGTAATTAAATTACTCTTAATACCTTCAAAATCTAGTTCTGCGATTTGTGTTGCTGAATTTGCGGCCATTACCTTACCCTATTTAATATTAGATCCAGTACTACTGGCTCTTCTGCATTTATAGCTGAAAATGTTATATAGATGTTATATTGATTTCTATCTGAATCATCTTCGACAATAACATCAATAAGATTACATCTCGGCTCATAATTTAAAATTGTTTCATAGATTAATTCACGTATATTATAAGCAGTCTGTGGACCTGAATTTTCAAATAAAAGACTTCTTATCGATGACCCTACATCTGGTCTAAACACTCTCTCGTATCTATTTGTGTTTAATAAATTTTTTATTGATTGCTCAATCGACGCTTCGTTAGTTGTAAGTAGTAGGTCATCAGTAGCTGGATTAACAGCTAAGTCTGATCGAAGATCTGAATATACGATGTTTTTATTTCTACTCATAGATTTATTTATCTTACTTAATTAAGAACTTAGACTGTGCTTTTATTTGATTTACCTTATCAAGCATATCCGTTGTTATTTTAGTTACATCAACTTGAATACTCTCAGTTGCTTCTTTTAATTCTTTTGTTATCTCATCAGCTGCTTCTTGCACTTTTGCAGGATCAACAATCTCTTCTGGTTTTGGTAGATCTTTTGCAGCTTCTTCTGGTGCTGTTGATGGTGTACCTTTCTCCACTGCACCTTCTTCTGTTACTTCTATATTAGGAACAAGTTTACAGAGATTTTTTATATCAATTTTTCCTGCTTTTAAGTCACCTATTAATGCATTGAGTTCGGCTTCAGGCATATCAGGAAATTTATCTTTTAGTGAATCCATATTTAAAAGTGCTTGAGCTTTTTCTAATGGATTATCGGAATTAAGTTTACCTAATATGCCTCCAACTTCTAGCTGTAAGTTCATAGCTGGGATAGGTAGCTTTGGTAACTCAAGATTAGGTAAATCAGGCATTTCAGGTAACTCTATATTAGGCATCATCTCTTTCATCTTAGCTGCAGCCTCACCAATCTTTGCGTCTGCTTCAGCGGCAAGATCATCTAATTTACCCATAATACCATCTGCACCAGCAGTTAGTCCGTCGGTGAATCCGTTTAATGCATCTTTTGCTTTAGTTAATGCTTCTAATCCTTTACCTGGTCCACAACTCATTATGCTTTACTCGCTCCTGTATCAGATATATCGCCGCTTGGTGCTGTTGCTGAACCTATATGCTTATGACCATCTAATGGTATATCTGTTGCGCCAGCAAGGACGTTAACACTTGCATCAATTGTTCCATCTACATTTACGTCGTTATCAATGTTAGTTACATTAGCTGTAATGCTTTGTGTACTTGTTATATTCATTGTTTGTGTATTACCTACAGTCATTGATTGATGATCCCCTGCATCAACCTTCTGACTCTTGACTGCTATTAATTGCATATTAGCGCTTGCTTTCATATTAACGTTATTAGCTGAACCAATATTAAGGTTCCAAGCAAAACCTATATCACCTGTCTTAGCACCTATTAATGTCTCTTTACCAGCAATAATAGTATTTCTATTCTGATTACCTTGTATGGTAATAGGACCATTAATTGTCTCGCTATGCGCTGCACCTACTGAGACAGTTTTGGAGGCAAGAACCGTTCTTATCTCGTGTCCTGAGCCCTTTGCATTTTCGTCACCGACTCTAAATGCTGTATTACCATTTACTTGAGTGACTTGATCGGTTAATATTTCCGTTAAATGATTGCCTTGAATCTTTTCTATTTTATCTTTTCGTACAGTTAAGAAGTAATTACCATCAATCTCTTCATACTTATCACCTTTTATAAAGAACTTAGCATCGCCCTTAACAGTTATATTAAGATTACCGCCTATCTGAATATTCTTATCTTTTATAACTATTTCATAGTCAGACCCTACTATTTTAGTGGATCTAGTACCGTCAGCCTGGGTCTCTTGAAAGCTTCCTGATGAATGGTATGAATGTATCCTTTGTGCTTTTGGTGAGTCATCAAACTCTTCTATGTGACCTGATTCTGTTTCTCGTACATGATTAAGAGGATATTTAGACGGATATGTTTTAGGATCATCACTCTTTTCATAGCCTCTTGGATGTGGCTCATCCCATGTTATATTTTCATAGTCAGCTGAGCCTTTATCATCCTGTAATGATATTTTAGGAGCTTTTGCTGTTGCTACTTTCTCTACTCTTGAAGCTCTCTTAGCCATTAATATAGGATGCTCTTCAGCTTTTTCTGATCTAGCTAGACGAGTTATATCAGGCTCATTCAAGTATTCTTTTTTAGGGTATGTAAGATTAGGATCATTAAATCCTTTATCCATAGGCTCTTGTGTTGGAAAACCAGCAATAGTTCCAAGCACCATTGGTTTTTGATACTGTCCTTGATCCATAAAGAATCCAATAACCCATGTGCCTTCAACAATACCAGTTACTGGACCACCAATGCCTGTTGTTGCAGCATTATTAGGTGAGTTAACAACTGTGGCCCATGGTAAATCCGCTGTAGCTATCTCAGATTTTTTTTCTGTATGCACGCCATGGAATCTTACTTTAACACGCCCTGTTTGCATTGGATCATTTCGATCTTCTACTACACCAAAGTGCCATTGAAATTTATTATAATCTATTGAACTATTTTCCGGCATAGTTACTCCTCACTAATGTTATAATATTAGAATACATTTGCTGTGTAAATATATGCTGTATATCTTTAATAATAAATACACCAGATAAATTCTCATCATTTTCAAATTCAGTCTGCTTATCTTTCTTAATTCTTGAAGGTACAATTAAATTAATTAATAAACCAGCTGTTAATTCACAATTGCCTGGTACAGTTATTTGTATCATATTAGAATAAAATAAAGCTGAGCTTATTTTTTTCTGATTAATAGCATCTGGTAAATTTGGTCTATTTGTTTTGAATCCGTCTGTATATATGTATTCTGTTGAACCTGCTTCTTTATTAAATGTGTCCATATACTTTGGATTTAAATCTAATTTTTTATCAAAGCCAATATATTCTTTTGTATCTATTTTTTTCTCATAAACAGTCATATCTTTAAACATATAATCTATTTCTTTTACAGCACTATGAAGTGAGCCTGAAGCTGAATCACTATACATATTATGTTTATTAAACTGTATAAGATTCTCAGCTTGATAGGCCATTGTTATTGTATCTGATATTTTGGTCATTTGCTGCGAAGGTGCATATACATACGTTAATGCTGTTTTAGTTTTTGCGTCACTAAGCTTTTCCTTTCCTTCTGTTATTAATGACTCCATGTTACGAAAATTGTACCCTTCGCTATTTTGAAAAAATAGATATTGGCTGGAGGGATATTTACTTGAATATGTGTAACCTCTTAAATATTCTATAGCTTTAAATGGTGACTCATTAGGAATAATTAAATCAACAACACCTTCTGTATCATCTGTATTTAATTTATAACTATCAGGCTCTGATATTAATTCAATAGGATTATCTAAAGCATGTTTATAAACCTTATCTACAATACTTGTTATTGAATCAGAATATGCTGTACTTATATTATTAAATTCTTGATCATACGCAAGCTCATCAATACCAGCAATTGTATACTCATATCTCTGTGTACCTACCTCAAAAAATAATCCGCCTATATTAGTTACTCTAAAAACATGTCTGCGAGCTGTTTGCTCTTTAATATATGCTGGTGTTATCCATTCACAGAATAGAACTTCTGTACCATCAAGAAGTCCATATGCATCAGAAATACTTTCATGAATATCAGCTTTGAATTGTAAACTATTTTGATTAATAGATTCACTAATAGTAAATGATGATAGGGCACCTAATAGATCTATAGCATTATTTGTATCTTGATTAACAAGAAGACAAGCTGTTAGGGTATAATGCCCAGGTTTAGCTAAAATTTTATCCATTTAAAGCAGCCAATAAGTTTTTCTCAGCTAATTGAGCATATCTCTTATCAAGCAACTTTATTACCTTCTTTTTTTCATTGTCTTCGTCTTCACGTGCATATGAATAAATTGGTACCCAGCTTGATTTATCTGGATTAGAGCTATAAGTATAAGTGTCGATAGAGTAAAATGTTCCATCTGCATCTTTATAGCCCTCTAAATTCGCCTGAGCAGCTTCGATTGAGCCGTATTTCTTTTTTAAATATTTTTCAAATGATCGTGTGTCTAGATACCAATCATAGATTGGATCAGTCATATTATTAGAGAGATATACAATCCATGTTCTATCTACATTATCATAGTAATCATGAGCAATAGTCCAAGGTTTATCGAATTCTTCTATTGTATAAGGTAGAAATGCCATTTGGTCACTACTTACATCAGCTAACTTAACTCGTGTAAGTATATTTGTGACTGTATACCCATCGTATTCTATCTTCGGTAAACTCTCAAAATATTTCATTATCCTGCTACTCCTTCACCTTCTTCGAGCATTTCAAAATCTTCTCTAGTAATAACATCAAGCTCAGTCATAATCATTGATATCTTATAGGATACTGGATTACCTGTTTTTTGAAAGAAGGCAAGTCCACCTTCGTTATGATCTACTTTAAACGAACTAACCATAGCAGGTTTATAGAATATATTTTGATCTGTACCAGGCATTAATAAAGCACATGTGCAGATATCTGGATATTCCATAGCTAGATTACCATCATCATTAATTAAACCAACCATAGATGGATGAATTGCTTTTCTTATCTTTCTTATAATACTATTAAGAGTTGCTGTTTCTTTTGCATTTTTTGGAACCACTCTCCATTCAAAATTATGTACACGTAGATTAGGTCCTTTAAATGTAGCTGCTAAAACAGGGTTAAATATATTACCAAGACCAGCCTCAATAGCGCTAACCATATTCTTTGGAGCAATAGTTGCAACAGCTTTAGATGCCATTAAACCTTTAGCACCCATTTTTGACCCCACAAGCGAGTTTATATTAGATACTCCTTTAACACCGGCCTTTACGCCTGATCCTACTGCATCATCGGTACCTTGAATGTTACCGTCCTCAGTCGATCCTAAAAGCCCTTGAAAGTAAGTACTAATTATACCATCTGTATTACCACCTTCTTCTAATGCTGTCTGTAATGCACGTACACCTTGTTGTTGAATACCACCAATTTTAATATCTGAGTTAATATTAAGTGTATAGTCTTGACTTAGGTTAGAAGGTAGAGGGAATGCAATAGATTTACTTGTCTCTACTCTCTCATAGTTACCTTCACGTCCTGAGACGAATTTATATTTGGAAAATTGCATTAAAAATTTATATTGACCCAGGTCTGATGGGTATTGCATTTGTAATAGCACTTGTCCTTTTTTGTTATCAGCTATCACCTTTTTTGGAGGTCTAGCAAATGTGTGTCTTGTCGCTTTAAAATCTGACATAAATATCTCTATATGGCTTATAAAGGTTCTTTCAAACCTGTTAATTCGTTTAAGTATTTAGGTAACCCTACAAATATTATTTATCGAAGTAGATGGGAATTACGGTTAATGAGTTATCTGGATACTCACCCAGCGGTTATCTCATGGTCAAGTGAAGAGCATGTTATACCTTACAGGAGTCCAATTGATAGGAGAGTACATAAGTATTACCCTGACTTCTATGTTAAGAGAAAGGTTAATGGATTAATAAAAGAGAGTCTTATTGAGGTAAAACCTAAAGTGCAGACAATACCGCCAAAGATTAAAAAGGGTAATGTCACACGTAAGTATTTACAAGAAGTAAAAACATGGGGTATTAATGAGGCAAAATGGAAAGCAGCATCAGAGTATTGCAAAGACCGGCATTGGGATTTTAAAATCATGACCGAGTATGAATTAGGACTAAAATGAAAAGATATATTTTTACAAGACTGCTCGGTGATATGTTTGAGCAAAATATTAAGCCTAACACTCCGGCTGCAAGAGAATATTTTGAAGCAAGAACAAAGACAATGAAGAAAACAAACCCTCAAGATTTAATTGATAGGGTTAAACAGAGAAAATACCCAACATCTGGGGGCGGTATTGGTGATATGTTTATATTTCAATATGATCCAAAATACAAAGATAAGCCAAGCATATTACCATATTATGATAGATATCCAGTGATTATTATGTTTGATACTGGTTTAACTGGGTTTTTAGGGCTCAATTTTCACTATTTACCTTATGCAGATAGAGCAATATTTTTAGAGAGATTAAGACTTTTTAGTGATGGTACAGATATAGATGATCAATATAAACTTACAGATATTGACTATTCTAATATTAAGCATGCAACAGGTACTACAAAATATTGGCGACCATGTATTAAACGTTACCTAAATAATAACGTAAGTGGTAGACTAATAAAAGTTCACCCAGCAGAATGGGACTTGATTTTAATGCTACCTATAGAGAGATTTGTAAGAGCAAGAAGACCAAGAGTATTCAAAGAATCACAGGCAAAATACTAATGAGTTTTGATATCAATGAAATAAAAGCACAAGCAATAGGTAAAGATTCACCTATTGGAGGATATGTACGTCCTAATTTATGCTTAGTTACAATATCACCACCAGCTGGAGCTACAGACCAGCTAAGAAAAGCAATACCAACACTTACATTTCTTGCGTCTAATTTTGTTGTCCCGGGGATGAGTTTTAATACGATAGATATAAAACGTCAAGGTATGGGACTATTAGAAAGAAGAACAACCGGTATAAACATTAGAACTTTTCCTTGTACATTCTTTTTAGATGCAAAAGGATCAGTAATGAAGTATCTTACTGGCTTATCACAACTACAAACTGAATATAATCCTGCTACATTAACAGTGCCTGGTGCTACTGACGGATTTTATGGTGAAGTAGGATATTTTGATAGCTATGCTTGTCAGATTGAAGTACAAGCATTTGCGCCTGAAGGAGATAAGATAATTAACTACAAAATTATCGATGCAACTCTTCAATCATATGATGATGTTGCACTTGGTTGGGCACAAAATAATGAGATAGCAACAGTAGTAGCTCAGTTTAATTTCAGATCATTCACATCTGAGTATAATGAGCCAACAAAAGACAGTCAAGTTAGTAATAGATTGAATTTATTTCAATTTATAGCTAAGTATAAAGGAGCTATTGAAGTAGTTAAATCTTTAAAGAAACCAAGTGGAGTAGGTGACGCTCTCAACTTATTAAATAATGTAAAAACATTAGGAATGTTTTGACGTAGGAGTAAATAATGCCATTACCTAAAATTGATGCGCCAGTTTTTGAGCTGACGCTTCCTGTATCTGGTACTAGAATAAAATATAGACCATTTACAGTTCGTGAAGAGAAGATTCTTCTCATTGCACAACAACAGAAAGATGTATCAACTATATCTTCTAGTATTAAACAAGTTGTACAGAATTGTATATTAAATGATGTATCCATACAGCAAATACCGACTTTTGAAGTAGAATATTTGTTTATACGGTTAAGAGCTACATCTATTAATAATATAATTCAGCTACAAATTCAAGACCCTGATTTCGTACCAACAGAAGAGCAAGCTGTTTTTGCTGCTGATATTGAAGTGGATCTTGAGAAGGTGGAGATTGACTTATCTCGAGAAGCAGATAGTATAATCAAATTAAATGATCTTTATAATGTTAAATTAAAATATCCAACATATGATGACTTTGATAAGATAGATGATAATGAGTTGGAAAATGAAAAAGCAACAGATATTGCTTTTGATATGATTGGTAACACAATCGAATCAATTTATTCTGATGGTGGAGATGAAGTATTCATTTTTAATGATTATTCCAAGTCAGAAAAAAGAGAATTCCTCGAATCATTATCAAGCAAAAACTTTGCAGATATCCAAAAGTTTCTTTCAGCAGCACCGGCGATAAGTTATACAATAACCTATCTTAACCACGCTAATGAAGAGAGAACTCGTGAGCTCCGAGGTCTCATCGATTTTTTTACATTTGTCTAGCACACACTGATCTTGGTAATTACTACCAAACTAATTTTAACCTGGTGCAACATCATAAATACTCGATAACTGAAGTAGAAAATATGTATCCATTTGAAAGAGATATTTTTTTAGAAATGCTCGTTGATTGGATAAAGGCACAAGAAGAAATTCGAAATGGGAGAAATTAAGATGGCAGAAGAAAAAGATAATAGTAGAAATGAAGTTGAGCTAGACTTAGAAAAATATATGGCATTGATCGAAAAGCTCGATGACCAAGAAGATACTATTAAAGAAATGAGGGCGGAAGCTGAAGCAGCACGTAAGCAGCTCGCTCCACCTAAAAGAAAGTTTATGGATCTATTCCTAGACGATAATGATGTTAACGAAAAAGCAATTATAGGTTTTATATCATTCTTTCTAATGGTTGTATTTGGAATGTGTGATTTAATAACAGCATTCTGGGACATGGATCTAAAAGTCTCTGATACAATTTATACATCATTTGTTGTAGTAACACTTGGTGCATTTGGTATATCAGAAGCTGGAAAAGCATTCGGGAAATAATTAAATGGCTGACGATAACGGAAACGGAAACGGTATACAGAGAAATAAGCCCTTACCGAAAGGTATGGGTAACGGAAAATCTAACGCTCAGGTTTTCGGTATTATCGGTCAACAAGTAAAGCGTATAGGCGATTTACAAAAAGCAATAATGAGTGGTAATCAAGCACTCATCGAACAACTCAAAGACCAGCATTCAGAAATAAAAGGCTGTGATGCAGATCAATTACAAGTTCTATACGATATTGATACAGCTATCCGTAAAATAGGACTTCAACTATCACCAATTGCTGCAGCTGCAGTCGAGAAAGCAGAAGATGCTAATCGTGGCCAGACTATTGTAGGTCCAGGCCCATCAAGTATTGCATCAGAAGCTGACGCAGCAGGCAAAGCATCTGATAAAGCAGGTAAAAAGATTAACAACCTATCATTGGGAGCAGACAAATTAAGACAGCGTCTAGTTGGTGGGGGAGCCGCCGGTGCAGCAGGAACTGTAGCTGGTGGTTTTGCTGGCGGTGGTGTATTGGGAGCTTTAACTACTGTTGGTATAGGTATTGGTGTAGTTGGTGCAGGTACAGGTGTCCTAACTGGTGCTCTTTATCTAGGAGCTATGGCTGTAGATAGGTTCGGTGATGGGTTAAAGAATACAGCAGAAGGACTAGATGATCTTAATGATCTTGATCTAATACCATCTAGATTTGATAGAATCGGTGAATCTATTAATAACCTTATACCAGATAGTGGACTTAAAGGTGTTATATCAGCTAGAATACTAACAGGCGCAGCCTTCACGGATATGGCTAAAGGTCTCTCCGATTTAAATCAAATTGATACTACTAATTTCGAAACTAATTTTGATAGAATTGGTGGAGCCATTAATAATCTAACTAACAACGTTGGTTTTGGTGGTGCAATTCAGCTCAGAATACTTGATGGTACAGCATTTAACAACCTAGCAGCAGGACTAGAAGCATTAGACGGTGCTGAGTTTGATGTAGGTAAATTACAGAAAGCTGGTGAAGGTATTGGTGCACTTACAAGAGAAGCTGCAAGTTTATTTGGTAATCAAGGCGCTACTATTGTAGCAAGACTTAGTAAAGCATCATTAGGTGATATAGCTGATGGTCTTACAGCCTTGGGCAATGTTAATCCAGCTGACGACTTTGATCAAAGGATGGCTAAAGTTGGTCAGGGCATTAATTTATTAGTAACTGAATCAACATCATTTAAAGGTGTTATTACAACAAGTCAGCTTACTACTATAGGTGAAGCATTACCATTAATTGCAAATGGTATAAAAGACTTACAGGGGCTAGGTGATGCTACAGCAGTAGAAGGTACTCTAACGCAGGTTGGTACTGGTCTTAAAAGTTTCTTAGATAGTACTGGTAACATAACAGATGTTATGATGACTAAACTATTAAATGAAGATACATTTAAACAGATAGCTGCTGGTATAAATCACTTAACGGCACTTAAGGTTGATGGGGATGGTGATCCTACAAAAGTAAAAGAATCACTAACTGCTATTGGTACTGGGCTTGGTAACTTTCTTGATGGCACAGATAACTTAGCAGGCACATTCGGCGCTAAGTTACTATCAGGTGATACATTATCAACATTAGCAACTGGTTTAAGTGATATTAATAAATTGGATCTAGACGTAAGTAAATTTGAAAACATAGGTACGGCAGTTGATGCACTTGTATCTGGCCTATCTGGTGAAATGGCAGCAGACTCCGGTGATGGTGCTTTGGCGTTTTTACAAGAGCAGCTTACTCGTGTTACTGGTGCATTCAGAAACGCATCAACATATATTGTTTCTGGTCCGATAGCGGATATTGCTGATGCTATGGCTGCACTTGATTCAGTTGATGCATTAGATTCTACTATTTTAGAGAAAAATGCTGATACTATTATTAAAATAATGCAAAATATTCATGATGATATTATTACTGATGACTTTGATAACTTTGGTAATTTTATTGGTGAGTTAAAAGAGTTAGAAAAGGTTGATATAAGAAGACTAGATCAGCTCGGTCAAACACTAAGTAAATTTAACTTTATTAATGTAGCACCACAACAAATAACTGCTCCACCTAATACAGAAGGTAAAACACTATCAGATGCAGCAGTTCAACAAATAGTTACAGCTGTTAATGCAGTTGATAATAGATCTACATCAGTGACAGATAATTCTACCGTGTCACAAACAACACAAAATATTTCAAGGGTTACAATTAACCCAGTTCCACATAGAGTTATTATATCTAAGTAAATGGAGCTGCTGGTCAGAATCGAACTGACTACCTGCTGATTACAAATCAGCTGCTCTACCGAGTGAGCTACAGCAGCATAAGTTAGGGGAGCACGATTGGCTCCCCAGAGAGATAGCTATTAAGATTTAGCTAGGTTTTGGAAGAACGACAATGACTCGTCGTCGGTATCCTCAGCAGATGTGCTTAAAGGGACTTCAGCAGCAGCTGCTGTTGCAGATGGCATAGTCGGAGCTGATGCTGCTTTAGGAGCAGTAGCAAAAGACTCAGCCGGCGTATTAACTGTCTCAGTTTCACCAAGAGCTAGTACTCTATAGAGTTTAGCTTTTAGTTCATCATATGACTTATACGTATCAGGGCTAATGAATTCACTCAAAGGGTATTCTGATTTCCAGACTGCTTCAAGCTTTTCATCATCATCTAATAGTGCCGCAGGCTCATCAAATTCTGACTTGTCATAGTTCCTGTAACCTTCAACATTACGAATTTTCAGCTTAAAGTTTGCACCTTGCCAAAGATCAAAAGGGTTAACAGGCTTTTCATCTTCAAATTGCGGGTTCATAAGATCGTTCAATTTCTCAAAGATCTTTTTACCGTATTTGTAGAGGAATACTTTACCTTCGTTCTCAGGATTACTAGGATCCTTAACAACAACGATATTAGAGTAGAAAGAAAGCCTTCTTTTTTGCTTTCTTACTAAATCTTTATTAGATTCTATCCCAGAGTTCCAAAGCATAGAATTATACTCAGAAACCGGATCTTTCTGACCAATAGTAGTAAGAGATTTCTCTATATACCATTGACCTTGAGGTCCTTGGAATCCGTGGTCCCATACTCTCACAAAAGGTACGTCTTCGTCAGCTGGAGCCGGTAAAAATCTAATAACAGCGTAACCGTTACCAGCTTTATCTACAGTAGGCTTCCAGATCCTGTCGTCAGGACCGTTTTGCTTATTCTGGGTGTTTGAATCAAGCTTAGTGAGGGCTTCAGTAAGCTTATCTAACTCGGCAGCCGAGTTACTTTTTAGTGCGCTAAATGACGTCATATTTTCTCCTGTATTTGCGTTATATTATGCGGTTTATTCACTTCTATCATAATCAAAATAATCTAAAGTATGAGCTTTAAACTTATCTAACTTAATAGATAAGAACGGCTTATACTTCTTTATTATAGTGTATTTATCGCTCCAGATCAAGTCTTTTTCAAGACTTTTATTCCATTGCGCACTATAATTCACGAGCATATCTAGTATGCACATTGTTTCGATACAAATATCACCTCTTAAATATGACCTCAACAAGGGAGGATGACCATATTTTTCGACAGCAAAATTCTTATCAAAATCATCATCAAGTTTCGTTAAATCATTTTTAAATGTATAAGTTAACGATTCCTGTCTTTTTTTCCACTCTCTATAGACCTCTTCTGGTGATGAATCTCTCATTGCACCAACCCAGAAGTCTTTCCCACCATCTAATAAATTAGCTAGTAGAAAGTTCTCAACATCTTTATGTTTAGATAGCTTATAGAAAAAGTATTTATCTTTACGGACTTCGAATGAAGTCTCTTTTGCTCTTACTTTACCACCATATGTAAAGTAGTCATAGTTCTTTTGCGTAAAATGATTTTTAAGAGCAATATATTTTGTATAAACTTGATATGGTGTCATTGTCCAGTTTTTAAATTGTCCGCGTAGTGCATGTTCCATTCTTTATGTTTATCTCCATCACAAACCCATATTATAAGTGCATATCGCACACCATCGCCTGTTACAGGCTCAACACTATGAAAAGTATCTGATGTAAACATACACATATCACCTTTATTAAGGTCAACAGGTGTCTTATTACCATCACCACTATCAATCGTGAAGTCTCCATTATTATATTCGCTTTTGTCGTTCAGTGCAACTGATATAGAGATTTCCCTTTCCGGTCTTGAGTTTTTTATAAACATTGCTTCATGACTGTCATCACTATTATACTTAAAAAAGTCAAGTGTATCTTTATGCCACTCAAACTTACCTCCTGATGTACCAAGATAGCGATTTATTGTCCAGTGTTCCATGTAAAACCAGGATTTAATACCAGTTGGTTCAGACCATTCTTCATGTAATAATTTACGGAGTTTATTAGTAAAGTGCTCAGGTATGTCACTAGGGTTTTTACCCAGACCGTCAGCAATACGAGCATGCTTATCATAATTACTTATATACTCTTCATCATACTCTTTTGTATTCAATGCCTCATCATGACCAGCATTGGTTGTTTTCTGTACATTCCAGTCATTATTATTCTTTAAAAAGATTGCAAATAAATCATCAATCTCCTGCTCGGACCAAAATTGACGGTAGACTTTATGCATATTTAAATCGGTAGTTTGGCACCAGTTGTTGGTTTAAGTAATCTCGTCTCTTCTGATTCAGCTGCTAGTTTTGCCTTTAGTACATGACTAGTTTTAACAAGACTTGCTACTGTATCAATTTCAACGTTATTTTTTTCTGCAAAATGAATCATTGCATCAAGATAGTCAGAGCCCGTTCTTGCAACGAACTCTTCTATCAATAAGGTGAAGTTTTTTGTGTTTAGAGTTTCCTCTACTGCTTTTTTAGCTTTCGCTGACATAATATACCTTAAATTTAAGAATCAATTGTTCTAATTCTTTCGATTAATCTTCCTGCTCTAGGTCCAACTTGTGTAAACCATCTTGAGTCTTTCATTTGAATACCAGCTTCCTGCCAATCTTTTGCTTCTATAGCGGCATGCATCTTTTTAAACTTTAAAAGTCTTGTCATACCAAGATTAAACATCATATTAACTAATACTTCTTGTACAACAAAGTTAAAGTCATCCCACTTATCAAAAGCTTTTTTGCAGTCTTCTAATACAATATCAAGATCTTGAGCAAATAGCTCATTGACTCTTTCTTCATTAACATCAGCACCAACTTCTAATTCATGCTCAGGATCTGTCTCTCGAACAAGATGGCCAATGCCGCAAGTCTTGTATCCTAGATGATCCAAATATATTTCACAGACGACACCTTCGTCTTGCTTTAATTGTTGTTTTACTCGTTCTATATCAAACGCCATTCTATGCTCCTTATAATGTAATAATTAGCTTCTACATAAGCTATTATAATGTATTTATGTTACGTAATCAACGTAGATTACAGTTGTTTTCCGCGTAATCTAACAATTGAAAATTATTATGTACCACTACACTAGTAATAGTAGTATTAACTATTAGATCTTCATTGGTAATAAAACCATTCTCTTCTTGAATAAATTGATATTGTGGTATAAGTATAGCTAGTTTAAGTACAAGCATTTCCCAGACCTGAGGGCGCTCAGGTAAAAGTGGGTTTCCTTCTTTTAAACAATCATATTTTATTGCTTTTGCTGTAGAGTAGATATCTAGTAATTGAAGTCCTATAAACACAGTCCAAGCATCAAGTGAGGCAGGCTCATCATCATTGAACGGTATAGATTGTAACCTTTTCGGATTTTCCCTTAACGAGTATTCTATCAACCTCTGTGAATGCTCCATCTGGACACTGTTTATAACACTCTTCCGATAACAGCACGTCCACCCCATCATAATTTCTTGTTTGGCCTTCGAGTCTAGCCCCGAGATTAACGGCATCTCCAATGACGGAATAGTCAAATCTAAGTTCTGATCCCATGTTACCGACGATACAGGTTCCTGTGGATATACCGATACCGATATTAATAGGAGGAAGATTGAGAGGTTTAAGTTCTTCAT